ATGCCTTCATTAAGAAGGTTTTGTACGAAGATGCAGAGCGTTTCGAGGTCCAAAATATCGGAATGGACCGCTACAACGCGACACAGGTGACGATCGAGATCGCGCAGGAAGGCCTTCCTGTCGAGTATTACCAGCAGGGTTTCGTATCGATGTCGCCGCCGTCGAAAGAATTGGAGCGTCTGGTGATGTCAAACGGGCTGCATCACGGCGATCATCCGGTGCTTGACCGCCATGCAAAGGTTGTGGCTGTCGAAACGGACGCCGCGGGCAACATCAAGCCAACAAAGGCGAAATCGACGCAGCGAATTGATGGTATTGCCGCCCTGGTGAACGCGATCGGCGTTGCATCGAAGGACGAAGGCGACAGCGGAAAGCTGACCAGTGAGAAAATTATAGAGCGTGGGGGCTTGATATGAGCGATCAGACGAAGAGCGACAAGCCATCGAAAGGCCTTAAGCCGTCCGTGGATGGCCGTGATGTGATGTATATCGTTGGAGTTGGCCTGATTGGTTATGGTGCATGGCTGGTCTATCCAGCCGCTGGTTTCATCGCACCGGGCATCATCCTGACGGCAGTTGCCATCTTTGGTGTGCGTGACTGATGGGGTTTTTGTCGTCGCTGAGTAGCGCTACCAGCGCGCCCGATGAGGTGCGCGAGATCGTAGACCCTAAGCATCCGCGCGATCCGATTTTGGCGCAGATATTCGGGGATCCGGACGGAGTCTCGGTTACACCTCAATCGGCCATGCGGGTGACTGCCGTCTATGCCTGCGTTTCCCTGATTTCCGAGACAATCGCGGCTTTGCCATTGCACGTTTACAAGCGGACGGTGAACGAAAAGGGCGTCACGACACAAGCTAAGATGACTGAGCACCCGCTTTATGGTGTGCTGCACGATATGCCCGTGGCGGGTATGACGTCGTTTGAGTGGCGCGAGATGCAGATCAGCCATACCGCGCTGCGCGGTGACAGCTATGCGCGGATCATTCTCGGTCGGGACGGTCGGGTGCGGGAGCTGCCGCCGATCCTGCCCGATCACATTCAGCCGTTTCGAAATGCGGCCGGACAATTGCGGTATCGGTGGTGGCCGGATGGCCAAGGCCCGGTGCGTATCTTGTTTGATGACGAGGTGCTGCGCATTCCGCACAAGATGCTGGATGGCGTGAACAGCCTGTCGCCGATCGCAACGCATCGCATGACCATCGGCAATGCGCTGTCGGCCGGCCGTTTCTTGCGGTCTTTCTATCAAAACTCGGCACAGCCCAAGGGTGCGCTGATGGTGCCGGAGTCGCTGAGCCCAGATGCGGTCACAGCTCTGCGTGAGAGCTGGAACAAGCGCCATCAGGGGCCGGAAAACGCTGGCAAGATTGCTGTCTTCGACGGCGGCATGAAATGGGAAACGATCGGCATGACGATGGACGATGCGCAGTATCTTGAGCTGCAAAAGTTCAGCGTCGGCGACATCGCGCGGATATTTCTGGTACCGCCCCACAAGGTGGGCGAAATGGGCGCTGCGACGTTCTCGAATATTGAGCATCAAGCGATCGAGTTTGTCGTAGACACAATCCTGCGGTGGGTCAGACGTATTGAAATGCGGATGAATTCATATCTCCTGTCTGCGGCAGATCGCGCGGCGGGTGTGTTCATCGCGCTGGATATGAAGGGCCTGCTGCGCGGCGACGCAGCTGCAAGGTCCGCGTTCTATCGCGCCATGTTCTACATCGGTGCCATGAACCCCAACGAGATCCGGAAGGCCGAGGACATGAACCCCTATGAAGGCGGGGAGGAATTCTATGTGCAGGGCGCGACGGTGCCGATCGATAGCCTCGGTATGGGCTCGCCGGCTGCCGGAATCGACGGTTCGGTCGAGGAGATGATTGCCCAGGCTGTGCAAAAGGCACTTGAAGCAGAACAGACAAGGAAAATTCGGAATGAATGATAAAGTTGAACCAAAGAGCAAGGTGGAACGGCGATATTTCAGCTGTCCGGATATCGAGCTACGCGCGGATGGCGATGACGGGCCGTCTGTTCTGATCGGATATGCCGCTGTATTCGACCAATTGTCCGAAGATCTGGGCGGGTTTCGCGAGCAGATCGCACCAAATGCGTTCGCAAGTAGCATCGGTGGCGATATCCGGGCACTGTTCAATCATGACACCAACCAGATCCTTGGCCGCACGAAAGCCAAAACGCTGGTGGTGACGGAAGATCAGCGCGGACTGCGTTGCGAGATCACGCTGCCGGACACCACCGTTGCGCGCGATCTGCGTGAAAGTATCCGCGTCGGCAATATCGACCAGATGTCATTCGGGTTTCGCACGAAGAAGGACAATTGGGCCGATGTCGATGGCAAGATCGTGCGAACGTTGATTGATATTGAATTGCTGGATGTGTCGCCGGTTACCTTCCCGGCATATCCCCAGACAGAAATTGCCCTGCGTTCAATGGGAGCATGGCAAGAAACGACGGCACCGGCGTTGGTGCCCGATTATGAGGCCGAATTGCGCAAGCTTGCGCTGATCAGCCTCTAACCTCTCCGCCTCGGGCGGGCCCTTCCGACCCTTCAACCAAAGAACCCCGTTCGCGGGGCCTGAACTGGTGGCGCGATGTCACCCTGACCAAAGGAACAATCGAAAATGAGTATCAAGGAAATGATCGAAAAGCGCGCCAAACTGATCAAGGACGCGCGGGCGCTGATCACTGCGGCGCAGACCGAAAAGCGCAGCATGACCGACGAAGAGAACGTTCAGTACGACAAGATGTTCAAAGAAGCGGACGAACTGCGCTCGGATATCGAGCGCGAACAGCGCCAGCGCGAAGCTGAGCGCGAACTGGAAGAGCTGGCAGGCGAGGGCGAAGAGCGCAGCGCGGCTGCTGGTGGCGACCGTGGCGAACAGCGTGGCCGCGCCGATCTGCTGATGGAAGCATTTCGCGGCTTTCTGACCACTGGTGTCCCCACAGGTGATGGTGCCGAGGAGTTCCGCAACCTGGCAGCGGGCGTGAACACCGAAGGCGGCTTTCTGGTGGCGCCCGAGACCTTTGTGAACCTGCTCATCAAGGCGATGGATGATGAAGTGATTATCCGTCAGCTGGCAAACGTAATTCCGATGACGAACTCGGCCAGCATCGGGATGCCGACGCTTGACAGCGACATGGGCGATGCCGACTGGACCGTTGAGCTCGGCACAGGTGGAGAGGATGATCAGATGCGGGTGGGTAAGCGCATCATGCGTCCTCATCCAATGGCAAAACGCATCAAGGTTTCCCAGCAGCTGCTGCGCACCGCGGCGCTTTCCCCAGAAACGCTCGTTCGTCAGCGCATGGCCTACAAATTCGGCGTCACACAGGAGAAATCCTACCTTCTGGGCAACGGCGATCGCAAGCCGCTTGGGCTGTTTGTCGCCGATCCGAATGGGATCCCGACCTCGCGCGATGTTTCCGAAGACAACACTTCGACAGCAGTCACTGCTAAGGGCCTGATCTCGGCTAAATATTCGCTGAAAGCCGGGTATTGGAGCAAGGCAAACTGGTTGTTCCACCGCGATGTGATGAAGCAGATCGCCAAGCTGACCGATGAAGAAGGTCAGTTCATCTGGCGCGAAAGCATGCGTGATGGTGAGCCTGACCGCCTGCTGGGCCGGCCGTCCCGGATGTCTGAGTTTGCACCCAACACGCTGGCCGCTTCCCAGTACGTCGGCTTGCTGGGTGATTTCAGCCACTACTGGATTATCGACAGCCTGATCATGCAGATCCAGCGTTTGACCGAGCTCTATGCCGAAACCGGTCAGATCGGCTTCATCGGTCGCTATGAGGGCGACGGCCAGCCGGTGCTGGCCGAGGCTTTCGCCCGTATCAAGCTCGCGGCCTAAGCCGGCGCGCTGAACGCTCTGCCGCAGGCGTGATCCTGCGGCAGCAATCAAACTTTTGAACAGGAGTGTCCGATGACGCCCAATCTTCTCAATTCACTTGCTCTGCAGTTCCTCGGGGCATCTATCGTCGCAGCGTCTAATACCGATGCAGATTCCGTCATCATCGATATGGCGGGATATGAAGGCGTGTTTGTCATGGCTCATGTGACCGACAGTGTGGCCACCGGGGTCGCCAGTCTCACCGTACAGCAGAGCGCTACCAACGTGGGCGGCGACATGGCCGACATCGCGGGTGCGACAGCAAGTTTGACCAGTGCGGTCAACGACGACCTGAACGGGCAGATGATTGCCATTGATGTTCATTGCCCGCGTGAGCGGTATGTACGGTTCAATCGGTCTTCGTCTGTCGCCAACGTGGCCTTCGGCGATCTGGTGGTGGTGCGTTACGGCGCGCGCAAGTTGCCGATCGAGCGGCCATCGACCTTTGGTGTCGAAGTGGCCGTCAGCTCACCGCCGAGCGTTTGATCCATCAGGCCAGCCTGAGGGCTGGCCCCTGAAACCTATCGGAGTGAGTTCCCATGCAAGTTAAAATGTTGAAAGTATCAGCATCAGCGCTGCTTTGCGCAGATGCGGGCGAGATCGTGACCGTCGATGATATTCTGGGCAAGCAGTTGATTGTCGCCGGCGCCGCAAAGTCGCATATGCCTGTGCGCCGCGAGACCGCCATGATCGATCCCAAGAGCGTCGAGGAAGCGGAACGTGAGCGGTCTCGCGCGTTGGCTGAGGCTGAAGCTGCCCGGAAAAAACCGGATGCGATTCAGCAAGCCCTCGACCAGCTCGATGTGAAAGAAGACGAAGATTGGACCGCTGCGGGCAAGCCTGCAATGGACCGGATCAAGGAACTGACCGGATCGACTTCCCTGACCCGCGCCGAAGTTGATGCGGCATTTTCTGATTTCGTGCGACCTACCGATGATGCGTCGGTACCGGTTCAGGCCGCGCCGCCTGCGCCCGCCGCCAAGGTTGGCCCACGTTCCAGCGCGCCCTGATTGTGCTGCGGTTGCGATCAATACTGGCATCACCGCCCGCAGTGATGCCAATCGCGCTTGAAGACGCCAAGCGGCGTGTGCGGCGCGTCGAAGATGATGACAATGATGAGATCGAAATGCTGATCGCCGCAGTGGTTTCGCATCTTGAGGGTGCTGATGGCATCATGGGGCGGGCGC